CAATTCATAATCTACATACTCTTCAATGTTAAATTCTCTTGGACAACTATTAGTAAACGATATTACATCAGTATGAAAGTTGTTTGGTTGTTTAAGATATATAAATTTAATCTTTTCGCCTTCTTGAATTCTTTGATGTCTTTTCTTGAGACCTAGTTTATCAAGTTGATGATTATATACTAATGCACCACGAACATGAATAGGTGTGCCTTTACTCCATATAGATTTATTACAACTATATTGTTTAAGACCATTCATTGACCTTGGAAATGCAATATCTTCTACAGGTAGTTTTTTGAATTCATCTTTGAACGCAGCTATATAATCTTGAACTTGTTCTTGTTCGCCAAGTACTAGAAGTTTCAATGCAGATTTAATCTTCTCACGACAAGCGCCAGGTGTAGATGATTTAATTGCTTCTAGACCTTGAATCTTCATTTGAGGTTCAGTGTATTGAACGCCTTCTGAATTATAGACATTAAGAATATATCTTTTCTTGGCAGTCCAGATTGCTTTGTCAGCCAACACTTCTCTTTTCATAACCATCTTTTGTGAATATGCATTAAGATAAGTTGCGAGTTCGCCATAACTTTGGTCAATAAAAGGTTGTAGTTTATCTTCACAGAATTTATCCATGACTTCGATTGCTTTTTGTTTAGCAAATTCTTTTTCACCAAATACTTTAGTGATGAACAATTCAAGATTAAGATACACTGAATCTGTATCTGATGCTAGAACATAATCAACTCCTTGTGTCTGTAATATTTTATTTAGATATTGATTTAGTTTCTTTTCAATCCATCGAATAGACAATTGACCTGCCATTGTAATACCTTCTGCTTGTCTTACATCAAAGAATCTAAAGTATTGATTACCTAGAGCACCATAAGCAGAGTTCAGACATTCTTTTTTAGTTAGTTGCAAGTTTGCAAATCGAGATACAAGAGCCGCATAATTACTTTTTTCTTCTGGCGTAGTTGCATCTTCATACTTTTGTTTAGCATCAAGCATTTTCTTTTTGTATACAGTTCTATCATTATACATCTTCTCAAGAATCTCTGGTAAGAAACCTTGTTTTGTTTTCTTGAAGAATTGTCCGTTTGGAGTAAATGCAACTTCTTTTACTTTAGTTAAGTCAACTTCTTTAGCAATTAACTTATCAATGTTTATTCCAGAATTAAGAACATCTCTCATATCTTTTGTATATTTGTTAGGTTCAACAATTGTATCTGGTGATATATTATATTGCATCATCAAATGTGGATATAGAGAATTCAAATCAAAAGATGCTACCCAATTAAACATTCCTATTTGAGGACTTTTTACATAAGCGCCTTCATAAGCTGCATTTTTACTTGAGAAACTTTTAGGTGGAATTGCAATCTTCTTTTGATATAGATAATTATGTACGATTGTGTCCCACATACGAACTTGTGTGAATATCTCATCGAAGTTTACTTTTGAATCATAAGCAATAGTAATTGCCATTTCTAACAATCTGCCTTTCTTATTCAACTTTTCTACAAGTTCTACATCACGAATATTATACTCAATGAATAGTTGATGATTCTTTTTATATAAATCAAACAGGCCATCATATTCAGAATATGCTATCTTTTTACCAACGCCTTCTGATTGAGCAATCGTATCTAATCTATAATTATCTTGTGAACGACTTGTTGAGAATCTTCTGAACAATCTCATATAGTCTAATGTTGCAACACCTGATATATTACCAATTTGTATTGCACGACCATAAAATGTTTCATCTCGAATTGAAACATATCCCCAAGGAGATAGTTTCTTCATTGTGTCTTCGCCTGCTATTTTAGCAAATCTATTAATGATGTAAGGTATATCAAAACCATAAACATTCCAACCAGTGATTGCATCAGGATAATTATTTGTCCAGACTTGCATGAACATTTTAATTAAATGATATTCATCTTCACATTGAAACCATTCAACATCTTCTCTATGTTTTTTGTAATCACCAATACCAAACACATAGTACTTATCTTTGTTTGAGAATTTTACAGTGATTGCAGTGATAGGTTCTGCTGCAGCTCTTGGTTCAGGAAATCCATTCTCAGAACCAACTTCGATATCGATATTGGCAATGCATAAGTCTTTATAGTCCCATGCAATTACTTCTTCTGGATTGTTTTCTGCGATAAATGGATATTCGAATCTATCATTACCATAGACTTTGAAGTTATCGACATCTTTATATTTCTTAAGAAAGTCTTTAGCTTCACGAATTGAATTGAACCTCATAGGGTCGAGTGACTCACCATGAAATGTTTTCCATTCAGTTTGTTTATTTGAAGGAACAAATAATGTTGGAGAGTATGTTATTTTTTCACGATGTCTTACACCGTTTTTAACACCTCGATAATATATATTGTTTCCTACGACTCTTACATCAGTATAATATTTTGACATGTACCTATTATACTACTTTTTATCACGAATAGAGGCAAGGTCCGTAACTGATGCTTGTTGAATGCCTGAACCAAATACAGTGTTGTATTGATTTAGAACTTCTTTAACAGGCGTTGTTAAACATAGAACTGACTCTGCAGGAATATCTATTCCGGTTGCAAATTCAGCTGAGAACTCCAAGAATGGAGCAAATCCCACACTAGAAGAACCGTCTTTTTGCATTTCTGAGTACAGTTGTACTGGTTTTTTGATTTGATATTTATCACCTTTCTCTTCAATCTGTGCTATGATTGTTTGATTCGTTTTAAATGTCATTATTTTTATATCTGCCATGATGTATTTCTCCGCTAATTAAGTGCTTATTATACTATAAATGATGTGTAAAATGAGGCAATTATTAAAAGTAATCGCCAATTCCGCCAGTTAATGAACCAGTTTGAACTGGCTTTTCCTCTGCAGGTTTTTCTACTGGTGCTTTCGGTCCACTTCCCATAGAATATCCACTTTCATCTTCTACTGGATATGATGGCTCTTTGGTTTCAAATTCCCAACCTTCTTTTACAAATTGCTGAAAGTTTGGTGGTGTCCAAGTTGTTGGTTTTAGAATTTTACCATCTTCTCTTTTTGTAACCAGGCCTGTATTTTTATCAATCTTAATTAAATTATTTGCAGCACCTTCTTTCCAGATACCGTCAACATCCAATCCTAATGAATTCATGTAACCAAGAATGACCCATATTGAATCAAAACAAGCATCAATAATTTCTGGTTTGTCACCAATGGCCATACTTGTGTGTAATTCAGCAATCTCTTCTTTTATAAGATTATAATATAGGTCAGATTGTGGTTGATTAACCGTTGTTGTAGTTTGTCCTGCGGCTTTCATAAAGGTCTTCACATCTTTATTAAAGTTTGTTATTGCTTTAGTCATAATATTTTCCTTGTTATTAAATTTCTACCCAACAAAAAACCCACAGTGAAGTGGGTTTAATGATTTTACTATTCTGAATCGTTTCTAAGTTCAAAACAACTCTGCATATAATTTATCGACTAGCGATTCATAACATACATAGTTACTTCAAACCCAAAACGCATTTCAGTTGCTGATGGAGTTGTCCACATAGTATTGATTCCTTTTTAAAAAGTTATATTAAAGAACCAGGTCAACAGAGAGTATTTCTACAAAGTCTGCCTTGAGATTTAACAAACAATTTCTATTTGTTAAAGGTATTTTATACTACTTGACAGCTAAAAGCAATAGAGAAAATCATTAAATTGTTCTAGACTATTTTATTAGTCCTACCTTGTATACAGTTTTGCCATTTTCTTTCATGGCAGTTAGTGCTCTCTTACGATTAGTACCATCAGTTTTGTGACTCACATGAACCCAACCAGAATCATCAATACCTGGAGTATAAAACTCCAATATGACTTGGTCGAAGTCTAGGTTGTCTACAATATACTGTGCTAGGTCTGCATTGGCGACACCAGGACACTCTATGTCGGCAGCTTCACCGTGACAATGTTGTGATTTGGATGAACCGCCCACCGCTTTGTTAAGTTCTGGTCCACGGTATCCTGAATTAATTGTTGTTACGCCAAAATGGTCTCTAACTTTTTGAACAACATTATCAAATAAGGCCTTTGCATTTTCTAGATGGCCTTCATTTGGAGTATTATCAATATCCATTCGAAGAGCTGTTTGACTTTTAGTGAATTCTTGTAATGTGAAATTTTTAGATAATTTCAATTTTATTCTCCCATTGCCTTAACTTTACGGTTATTGGTACGAACACCTGTAGCAAGTGCATTAACCATTGCATTTTTAAATACGAAATCGGTTTTACCACCAGTTCCATTGCTGGACATAGTTTTAAATTGTTTGTGTAGTTTAAAGTTCTTATCAGTTTTCTTGTGTGGTTTCTTTTTATAATCTATATCTGCCATTATATATCTCCAATGTTAGGAAAGTGGGAGTTTAGAAACTCCCACCGTTCATTTACTTTTACCTGCTTTACCTTCATTTAATAGTTCTGGCTTAAATAAATTAAGCGCTTCATCACTAATTTCAATATTGCGAGGTTTCTTATGTTCAGGAATTACATTCTCTAAACCTATTCGTAAGATGCCATCTGTATATTCAGCACCACGAACTTCCACCGTATCGGCAATTTTGACTGTTTTGGTAAAAGAGCGAAGACCAATACCTCGATGTAAATATTCAATATCTGATAAATCTACATTTTTGGATTGTTCATCTTTGTTGCCCTTAATTATTAAATGGCCATCATCAACCTTAATATCAATCTCAGACTTATTATATCCAGCCACAGCGAGTTCTACCACATAATGGTATTCATCTACTTTAACGATGTTGTGAGGTGGAAATGAGGTTTGAGTATTGTTGTTAGGTGTTGATGCTAGCATCTGTTCAACTTCACCGAATAGTTGTTCGAATCCGAGTGTAGAATTGTATAGAGGGCTAAATGAAAAGCGTTGACTTAATGTCATGTTATTTCTCCTTGAGTTAAGCGAGTTTCAAAAAAGATGACCCCGAAGGCATCATCAAATCGGCAGTTTTAAACTGGTCTGCCAACCAGATTCTTATTTATAAAGCATTGCTTTAATTATTCGTGTTCTTGTGGTTTTTTGCCTATATTATATTTTGCAATTAATTCCCAATCATCTTTTTCTTTATATGAGATAATCTTTATTTGATGTAGAGGTGCAACATTATCTTCTAGTACTTTTGGTTTTAGAATTTTAACTAAAGCCCATTCCTCTAATAATTTTGCAATTGCATTTCTTCTTTGTATATCATTTTCAGATATGTTGGATGGTTTTCCATCCAAGCCAAACAATTCCTTGAAATGTACAATATAATATCTACCTTGTTTATGTAATATATGACAAGATTGATATAGAATCTTTTCTTTACGAGAAGATACACCGATTCGTGTGAGTGTCTCACGAACCTTTAAAAAGTCATCTTGATGATTAAGAGTGACCTCAATGAAATCGTTTAAGTCTACCATAAAATTATCCCTTCTTACCTAAGCCGCCTGTATTGACTGAATTGGCAATTTCTTCTATTTGCGTTTTTGTGAGGGTTGAGAGAACTTCTCTAGCTTTTGAATTTGAGATATTATAGACCTGTTTGATACATTCTATATTTGCAATCTTCTCAGTCTTCACCCACTTAGCAAACGGTCTTTTGCTTTTTCTAACTATATTTAGTAAAAAATCATTCTGCAATCTACTTTCTAGGTGATGATGTTGATTCATTTCATTAGCATAAAATATACAGTCTTTATGGTAGGATAAAGTACGATTAATTAAGAATGGTTTATAACCAAGTTCAGTTATATCATCAACAATTAATTGTTTGCCACCGTATAATATTTGATTTGAGTAATCGAATGGGTTACTCATTATTTGAATTCGCAGTTAGCCATCAATTCAGTTAAACATGCAACTAAATTAATTTCTGAATCAGCTACAAAAGCGTTCTTGTATTGATAGTCTGCTATAATCAATACTGCTTGAGGTATCGATTCTTTCTTCATCATATCATAAAGAGCTTCATAAACTTGTCTAAACACCGTATTAGAATCTATGTCAGTTGTTGCAACCCATTTACGAATTGAATTAAAGTTCTTCTCTTTTAGATATTGAGTAATCTGGTCAATTTGAACATTGCCAATATGAGCCAAAATGCCTGTATCAATCTTTCCAAATTGTGAGTATCTTTGTAACTCATTAATCACTCTTCTGAAATCAGGAAAATGTTTCTTAATCAATTCAGCAATTACAGCTTTCTCAAAATCAACTTCTTCTGTTACTAGAACTGATTCAATTCTTTGCATAAACTGTTTGGCAATTTGAGACTTCTCATTGCCTTTAAGTGAGAATTCAACACCTGCACATCTAGAATGTAATGGTTCAATAATACGATTCTTATAATTACAAGTAAAGATGAATGAACAGTTTCCTGAAAATTCTTCTATTGCATTACGAAGAGCCGGTTGAGTTGAATTTGGATTTAGATAATCTGCTTCGTCCATGATAATAACTTTTCTGCCACCAACAAGTGACATTGAAGAAGCATAGTTCTTGATTTTAGTTCTGAATGTATCGATACCACTTTCATCAGAACCATTAATGACTAGATAGTCACAACCAATTTCTTCGCACATAGCCTTTGCAACAGTTGTTTTACCAACACCTGCACCGCCAGATAAAAGAAGATTGGGAATACTTTTTTGATTGACATACTCTTGAAAAGGTTTCTTTAACCTTTCAGGTAATATACAATCTTTAATCCTGACCGGGCGGTATTTTTCCACCCACAACATGTGGTCTTTCTGTGTTTGTTCCATTGTTCACATACCTCATAATATAATATAATAAATTAAGATTCAAACTTAGAACCTTGTTCAGTAGTCACCCAATATTGTAAATCAATATCTTTGTTTTTGAAATGCGAAATACCTTTTGATGAAATATTTACATCATAGTTACCTGGCATTAGTTTAGATAAGTTTTCTGTTTTGAAAATCATCTTATAAACTTTACCATCGCCTTCAGCAATCTCAAGAGTGTTTGTATGTGATGAATCGTTAGAAGTATCTAGAGTAGCAAGATTAACTTTTGCACCTGTAGATTCAACTGCGATTTGTGGAGAGGCCAGAACTGCAGCTGTTCTCATGATATCACTAAAATCATCAGCAGTCAATGATATAGAAATCTCTGGTTCAGGCATTACAAGTTCTTTTTCTGGAGGAGTAACAATCATTGTTGGTTCACAAAAACGATATTTTGTTTTTGAACGACCTTTGTTACTCACAATGATTACATTTTTATCTTCAAATTCAAATGTCGGGTCAGTGCCTAACGAGATAACAGATAAAAAGTTGTTTAGGTCATAAACGCCAAAGTCTGCAGGAACTTCTTCAGTAATATTCACTTGTGCTAGAATATTCTTATGAGAAGATACAGTCTTTAATGTCTTGCCTGCTTTAAATAAAATACCTTGGTTTATTGCACCAAAGTTTTTTAATATCGATAATGTTTCTGTCGAAAGTTTCATAATATAGTTTCACCTTATAATAATAAATTTTGTTTCTTTTCACTTACTTTAACATCCTACTACAAATATTGACATAAAAGAGGTAAACTTGAATTAGAATTCAAACTTAAGTCCAATGCCAAATCCATTTGAATCACTATCGCCTCTTTTCCAATCATACCCAGCGCTTAGTGATGTGTCTTCTACAATCTTATAACTTAATCCTAACTTGATTGTTTGGTCATTTTGCTTGTGTTTAGTATCAAAAGTATCACGAAGACGGTAGCCAATTTTAGTTGACAACTTATCGTTGATTTTATATTTTACTGACGGAGTTATGGAC